TAGATTTAGTCTATAATGAATAGTTTTTATATAGGTTATTCTTATACAGATATTATTTTAACTGTCTGATATTGTTATGTAGTATGTAGAAATAATTTAAACCACCATTTTAACCTCATTTAACCACCTAATAACCCCACCTAACTACCTGCAGGTCATACCTACCCATCTGTTTGATACCGTAGCTTAGATACGCTTATAATCGTTTAATAGATTGTGTCTATAGTGTGTGTGTGGTGATATAGGTATAAGTGATAGTTAACGTAAATCTGCTATTCTGTATGTGTAGTACCTCAATTAAATAAATTCAAACAAAAGTCAAATATCTTTTAACACAAAACACATAAACCAAATTTGAAAATATATTAAATAGTCGAATATGTTTTTATTATTATGTGACTTATTAGATTAGAAATATAATTTAACACCCTCCTGTAATATTTTAAAGATATTGTTTGCGAGACAATTGATAAAGCTAGTATGCTCGTTAGTGTGAATATCTACTGGGTGTTAATAGGAAAATAAAAAAGGATAGATGCAATTACTAAAGAGACTTGATTGACCTGAGCCAATAACCGTGTTAGGATTAAAGTTTAGTAGGTTAGAGAGAACTACAGCTCTTATTATGATAACTAAAAACATACTAAACTGTCCGCCTACTATAGACAAATAGTATTAGTATGTTAATAACTATAAGTAAAATCTATTCTTTAAAGTGCTTTATTATTATTACTATAGCAAATATTGATAGTACTATTGTTATTCCATTCATAATTTATTTATTTCTTGTTTAATTTCTTCTATATATTCCGAAACCTCTTTATCTTGTCCGTAAAAATGCTCAATAGCTTTATGCATTTCATTTACACATATTAATGCACATTTTTTAGCATCCTCTATATAATTCCATCCTGTTGTTAAGACCTCATACCTTTCTACTAATTCTTCTGCTTTTTCTTTTGGCGTCATAATTAAAACATTTTAAATTGACTGCTATCTAATTCCTCCCAAGCAACTATTTGCTTCTTAACTTGATTAATCTCTTGACTAATAGCTGTTCTTTCGAGCTTTAGATTATCCATCCTACTATTTAAGGTATCTATATTATAAGTCACCTCTCTTGCTGTATAAGTTTTACCTTCTTTCATTTTAAAATAATTTAGTTTGATTGTTTATCTCGTTTTCAGTAGGGTTTCTTTCATCTAAATCCGTAACTCCACACGCTAATCCATTACAATCCATTAGAGGTTTTGGCTCTCTACCTTTCATCATAGAAATATCTTTCATTAACGGGTAGTCTTTATGTGGCTTTAAAAAAACTAAACCACCGCCTTTACTTTGGTCTTTACTCATTGTAACAGGTTCTCCCTTCATGTCTGTTAAATCATGTTCAACTTGAGCCATTTTATCAAAGTTTTCTGGAATATCCCTTTGCATCTTTTGCCAATAACCTATCCCTCCTTGCACACAACCTGTTTTTAAACAGTTATTGTTTAGAAAACCTAATACATACGCTCTTGGCATTTTTAAACCTTCATTCATTAGTATTTGCACACAGTCTTTTTTATTATATCCATACATTAATAAAGGAAATACAGGTTTTGCGGTTTCTCTATAGTTGTTTACCATAGACTTAACCCTTCTGATTTCATCTCCATCGAATCCAAATGCTTGATGTTTGAAATTATTTTCCTTCTGCCACTCTTTTCTTAATTCTCTTTTTAGTTCAGAAGAACAAACAGCACCACCAGCAACATTTAAAGACTTGTATTTAAACCACACATCTTGTATCTTATCATACTTTTTATCTTTACCTATCCTTGTAATGGTTTCAATTTCTTTACCATACCACTCTTCACAATCTTTTTTAAATCTATAAGTATCATCATCTTCATTAAAAGTATCAATAAAGATTAACCTTACATTTTCTAAACCGTATAAATCAATACATAATTTACAAGTTACGGCAGAAGTAACTCCTCCTGACCACCAACCAATTACCTTACCTTCTTTCATCTTCTTCTATTTTATCTATTCGTTGTTGTGCTTTCTGAACTGCAAAATTAGCAAACGACTCCTTGTTACTAATAATAAACATTGCTTCCTTTAATGTTAAACACATATTAATCTATTTTTAAAAATTCAGATTCAGCATAAGTCATAAACCACTCTTTATTGTTCTCATACTTATCTACAATAGCTTCTAGTATAACAACCTCCTCTATGGTCTTTAGCTTGGCTATCCTGTTTATAAGACTATCTACCTTATTTAATATATTAGTTGTCATCATAGGGTCAGATTCGTAAACAACATCAAAAGACTCCCTTACAATAGGTTCTAATATTTTAATCATCCTGTTGCCTTGATTCTTTAGGTCCTGCTTATACCTATTTGTAGTAACCAAACACTCGTTGGCTTCTAATAGTAATTGCGATAATAGTATCGACTTTAAAAACATAATCTGTTCGTTTGTAATCTCTTGTTTGCTCATTTTATTTATTGTTTAATTAATACTTGTTCTATATTTGTAAATCTCACTCTTAATTCATTTCTCATAAACACTCTCTTTAAACCATCTTCTCTTTTTAAAGTATCTTGAGACTTAATACACTTATCTAAGTAAGATTGCTCTTTAAGACCGTGTGTGGTCAACGTAGATACCACAGTATAAACTTTATCTGTATCTAAACATCTAAAACTACCGTATTTTATACTATTATTATTATTTAATATATTCATATAAGGCAAATATAAAACTAATATTTGGATACGCAACTATAATTAACACAAAATATAAAAAAATAGTTATCTCAGTATAAGATATTTTATTTATGACGCACGAATTTGAGATTAATATACCAGAAACACTAAGAGATATAACAATTTCTCAATGGCAGAAGTATATTAAAATTTATGAGAAAAATAAAGAAGCTGAAAATACAGAGTTCTTAGAGAAGAAGATGTTGGAGATTTTTTGCGGTGTAAAACTTAGTGATATAGATAGTATAGGTTTAAGTGTCTTTGACAATACGGTAATGCACTTATCTAACTTACTAAACTCAAAAATAGACCTAGTTAGGACTTTCGATATGAAAGGAACTGATGGAGCTGTAGTGCATTTTGGTATGATACCTAACTTGGATAAAATGAGTTATGGTGAGTTTATAGATTTAGAAAAGTACATAGTTGATGACGAGAACTTCCATAGAGCTATGGCGGTTATGTATAGACCAATTAAGCACCACAATAAAGATAAGTATCTAATACATGACTATCAAGGAACAGAGTTCTTAGCAGAGGTTATGAAAGACACTCCATTAGACGTTGCATTAGGTGTGCGGGTTTTTTTTTATCGTTTAGCGACAAAATTAGGGAACTATACGATGGTCTCTACACTACAAGAGCTTCAGCAGATACAGGAGGGTCGGGAGGACAAGCATTCTCTAGAAAGTGGGGAACTTATCAAGCAATATATACTCTCGCTGGAGAAGATGTCAGGAGAATTGGAGAAGTTACAGAAATCCCAGTACATCAATGTTTAATGTATCTAGAATTTGTTAAAGAGAAATTGGATTTAGAAAATAAAATGATTAAAGCACAATCAAGATGACACACGTTTACAACATATTAGACACATTAAAAGACGAATTACTTGCTAGTCCGTCTGTAAATACCGTAACATACGGAGATATAGCTGACGTAGACCTAGATAAGACTACTATATTCCCATTATCACACCTTTTTATGGATAATGTTGTTTATAAGGAAAGAACAGTCTTGTTTAATGTAAAATTGCTTTGTGCTGATATTATTGACTACAATAATGAAAATTCAGATTTTGACTTGTTTTACGGTAATGATAACTTACATGACGTCTTAAACACTCAATTTGAGGTAATAAATTCTCTTGTATTGAAGTTAATGAGAGGAGATTTGTTTGAATCAAAGTACCAATTAACTACCCATCCATCAGCACAGCCATTTAAAGAGCGTTTTAGCAACCAATTAGCAGGTTGGAGTGTAGATTTAGAAATAGAGATTCCAAAGTCAGTAGCACTACCTAATTGCTCTAAAACTGAAACAGAAACTTCAGGTGAAGTAATGTCTGATAATTATAGCAACAATGTATCACCTACATTAATATACAACAACTCTTCAGTAAAAACAATACAACTAGATACACTTTTCTTCTATCAAATGAGGGCTTGGGATAGTGCAACTTCATTTTCAATAGATGGATTAATAGATGGATTGAGCGTTACAAGCTCAGGTGTTATTAGTGGTGTAGTTACAGGTGTAGCAAGGACAGAAACAATGACCTTAAACGCTACCAATGAATACGGAACAGACTCTGTTGTAGCTACCTTTGATATTACTGTTGAAGGAATAGTAAACGACCCTTTAGATGGAGATGCTTTTAATAGCTACACAGGAGACCCTTCTAGCCCAAACTCAGACAATGCAGGTAGCGGTGGTGAGGTTTTTACAGGAGACCAAACGCCATTAATTTCTTTTGAAGAAGGAAAGAGATATTTTGTTAGAATAGGTGTTCCTTATTTGATGCAATTAAGCAAGGCTTATAACGGAGGCAGTACTCCTCCTAGAATAACAATAGAGGCAGATAGTGTTATGGAAAATGTTAGTTTTTTTCCTGAGATAAGTCGCTTCTACGGGCTACCTACAGGAGTTCCAAGAACCGAATCTGTAACAATAACAGCAACAAACTCTTTAGGAATAGATAGTCATGTATTTGACTTTGAATTAATAGACGATATAGGTATTGATACAATGTTAGCTCCATATAATCTAGTAGCTACAGGTATAACATCTAGTTCTTTTTATCTTAAATGGAATGAAAGAGAGTATAGCGGTACAGGAGCAGGAGCAGAACTATACAAAGACGGAGTATTATACAGGTCAGGAACTGATAGTGGCTACATAATACAAAGTCAATCATTAATACACGATTGGAAAATTAGGTTAATTGACTCTTTAGGTAATTTCTCACCTTTTTCTGAAACGATAACAGTTAAGGTCTTAGGAGGAGGACCTAAAGCTGAATTAATTTATGACGAGAATAAAAAGAACTACATTCAATTAAATACTTCTTTTAGTTACCAATTAGTCACAACTATACCTGCGACTTATTACACATCTATCAACCTAACAAACGGATTATCTGTAGATAACGCTACGGGTATAATTTCAGGTGTAATATCAAATCTTACGATAGGTTCTACGGAAGTAATTACTATTTACGCAGGAAACGATGAGGGTCAGTCTGAACCTGTTGATATATCATTTATAGTAACAGATATAGACGCTAGTATTTTAACTGAACCAATAAATCTATCTGAATCGAATAATAGTTCTGGAGTATTCACTTTGTCTTGGGATTTACCTATTTATTCAGGTGATTATTCATCTGTTGAAATATACAAAAATGAAGTATTAGATAGAAGCGTGTTTGAGTCTAATGGTTTGATTGAGTCTTCTTATCAATTTCAGGGATTATCTGGTACAAATACTTTTAAAGTAAGGTCTAAGGATGCTTTGGGTAATTACTCAGGATTTTCTTCAACAATAACAGTTATTATGGTGTAATATGAAAACAACCAACCTTAATAAAGCGTTAGCTGATTTAGTAAAAAAGTTTACAGAAAAGCTAGAAGCTCAAGCAAAGATAGATAGAACCAATGCAACAGGTAAATTTGCTAAATCATTTAAAGGCGAGGTTACTAAGGAGGGGTTTGAAATATATTCTGACGCTAAGTATGCAGGTTCTGTAAATAGTGGTGCAGGAGCAGCTAGGTCTAGCAGAGAAGGGTATGATAAAAAGAGAAGATTAGAAGAATGGGCTTTAGCTAAAGGTATTAGACCTCTAACTAAAACAAAGAATGGCTATAAGTTTAGAAAAATGAATACAGATAGTAATAGTGCTTTTAAGTCTATGATATTTGCTATATCTAAATCTATAGCTAAAAAAGGTACAATAAAAAGATATCAGTATAAAGGTAGTGAAATATTTGACAGGGTGTTTGAATCCATGCGTAAAAAAGTGGGTTTAGATATAAAAGACGGATTTAGCGCTGACCTTAGAGATGAGCTTATAAAAATAGTAAAAATAAATGGTAATTTAAAGAAATAAACAATGGCAATCAATACAAGAAGTCCATATTACGTAAGTACTTCAATAGCAAATACATATTATACTACTTTAGATATTTATATTTGGGAGGGTTCTGTTATTTCAACAACAACACCAAAATACAGTTTAAAGAAATACGTAATAAGCGGAAATACTGAAGTGAGTTATGAGGTTTCAGAACTTGTAAGAGATTATATAGATACAACATTTGATGGGAATTATAACGGACAATCAGTTTGGTTTAAGTCTATTACAAAGGTTTATAATTCTTCGGATGTATTATTAAACACTATTAATACGGGTACAGTATCCGCATTTGATAGTTATTCTTATTTTGAGGAAAATGAATCTTTTGGATTATCGAACAAATCTTTATTAATAAGCAATAGAGAAATATTTGTTTTAGCAGACAATGTTTTTAGAATACCAATACACACAAGTAAAAACCCTACGGTAATATTTTTAAAAGACGGACAAGTAGTATCATCGCAAACACTATCAAGTACTACCGAAAGTTCTACACAAGTAAAATACATTTCTATTGATGGTGTTACAGGTAATTATGATTCTTTTAAAAGCAGGGTTTTAGAAGACAATGGAACTTTTGAAGATAGTAAATGTTTACAAGACTTTTTAGATGAATTTGAAATTGGCGAAGTAGATACAATAAGGGTATCAGATTCAAATGGCACTGAAACTATAAAGGTTATCACATTAGATGAATGTAAATACGAACCAAAGAAAGTAACCTTTGTAAATAAATTTGGTGTATTACAAGATATGTTCTTCTTTAAAAAATCAGTTGAAAAGATGACCGTTAAAAAGGAATCTTACAAGGCTAACATAAGAAATCAATCTAACCAATACAGTATAAGTAGCCACGTTAATAGAGAATTTAATGTTGTAGGTAATGAAAGTATTTCTTTAAGTAGTGGTTATTTAAGTGAAGAATATAACGAGGTTTTTAAACAACTATTGTTATCAGAAAAAGTGTGGATTACAAATGTAAGTGATTTAGATGTAAAGGTTTTACCTATAAACGTAACTACTAGCGACATAACATACAAGACTTCTCTAAACGACAAATTAGTAGAATACACAATAGAATTTGAAAATTCATTTGACACTATAAAAAACATTAGATAAATGCAACAAGTTCAGGTATATATAAATGACCAAAGAGTTGAAATGTTTGACTTTGAAAGCGTAACTATAACGGATAGCATCAAAGATGTAAGAGATGTTAGTAAAGTATTTACAGCATACTCTCAAACATTTAGCCTACCCGCAAGTAAGACTAATAATAAAGTATTTAAGCATTATTATAACGGAGACATTAGAGACGGGTTCGATTCAAGAACAAGAGTACCTGCTAGACTAGAATTAAACTCTATACCATTTAAAGATGGCTATATAAAGCTAGAAGGAGTCGATTTAAAGGCTAATAAGGCACACACCTATAGGATTACATTCTTTGGAAATACAGTGTCCTTAAAAGACCTATTAGGGGATGACTTACTATCATCTCTTACTTGGTTAAGTAATTTTAATTTAAGTTATGATTTACCAAATGTTAAAACGCATTTAACAACTGCAGTAGACAAGACTGTAGATGGAATTACTTACGCAAACCCTATTCAAGTACCTTTAATAACCCACACTCAGAGGCTTTATTATAATTCTAATGAAGATGAAGCAGATAATGGAAATTTGCACTGGCATAACGGAGGGGGCTCTCATGTGCACGGTGTTAAATGGAATCAATTAAAGTACGCTGTAAAATTAAATGTTCTAATCAAGGCTATAGAGAAAAAATACACTATAGCTAATGGATATCCTCGTAACTTAGTATTTAGCGATGACTTCTTTAATACTTCAACACCTAATGATTTTAGTGAGCTTTACATGTGGCTACACAGAGTTAAAGGAGTTGTTACTAATGGAAGCCAAGTAGAGACTTCTAATTATTCTGTGACTGATTTTGCAGACGAGGTTAAAGAGCAAAGTTTTATGAGTAATAGTGCTCTTTCGTTATCTTCGTTTGGTCAGGTTGAAGGTGCGCAAAAAATATTAAGAGCTAATATAACAGTAAGTAGTGGAAGTGAAGGAAAACCTTATTCTTTTAATATTCTTAGGGATGGATTATCTGTTTACTCAAGTGGACTCGTATCTAGTAGTGTTTCAAATATAAATGTTCCTGTTGCTATAAATAGCGATTACACAATACAGATAAGCACTACGGAGTCTATTGTTTTCCAAGAAATATCTTGGAATTATAGCTATTATAACTCAGAGACACAATTAACAGTAAATGAAGATTACTATACTTCTTCTGTAAGTATATCTCAATTATTTGACTTTAATATGACTCAACAAGTTCCTAAAATGAAAGTTTTGGACTTTTTGACTGCTGTATTTAAGATGTTTAACTTAGTTGCTTACATTGAGGGAGACGAGATGGTGGTTAAAACTTTAGACACTTACTATGAAGATGGAGAGTCTTACAATATTACAAAATACATAGACACAGAAGAAAGTCAAGTAAACTCCGTTCTACCTTTTAGGGAAATAATATTTGGTTACGAAGGATTAGGTTCTTTTTTAGCTAAAAGACATAATGAGTTATTTAATGAAGAATGGGGAACTGAGGAGTATAAAACAGAAAATAGTAGCATATTTACAGGTGGTATTTATAAATATAAAATACCTTTTGAACACATGAAGTTTGAAAGATTGATTGATATTGACCAAACATCAAGCCCTTCTTTTCCTACAACAAATATTCAGTGGGGATTTTCTGTAGATAATAGTCAAGACAGTTATATTGGAAAACCACTTATTTTTTACATGGCAAGACAAACTGCAGACATATCGTTTGTTGATGTTGATGGAAACAATGTTGCTTCACATCACGAAAAGATAGAAAATTATTTTGCACCTGCAAATTCTAACCTTAGCTTACCAGTTTTTACTGATAGACAGTCAATAAACTTTAGTCCAGAATCTGATGAATGGGAACTAACTCCTAATAAGAAATCATTATTTAATAGCCATCACAGTAATTATATTTCTGGAATATTTAATAAAACTAACAGACTAACTAAAATGACAGCCTTATTGCCTTTAAGGGTTCTTTTAAGCTACTCTCTTAACGACAGGTTTATTGTTTTTGGAAAATCTTATAAGATTAACTCAATAGAGACTAATATGCATAACGGTAAATCACAACTTGAATTACTTTCGGATTACGCACCTTCAGTTATTGATTTAATTCCGCCTACACCACCAACTAACTTAGCCTTAGTCGCAGGTTCAGAAACATCTGACGGGTTTACTATAACTTGGACAGCAGGTACGGATAATATAGGTGTTACTAATAATATAATAGAATTACAGCAAGATTTTTACGCTACTATAGGAAACGTTACTTCTTATACATTTACAGGGTTATTTCAACAGACTGTATATAAAGTAGCCTTATTCTCAACAGATGCAGCGGGTAACGTATCTGCTATTTCAAACATAATAGATGTTCAATTTTAAATATAATGATAAGAGAAACTTTAGAATTACTAAGAAGCAAGGAGTGGTTAATTGATGATTTAGATATCAATATAGCTAAAGGATTGTATGAAATGCCTTCAACATTTAAGGAATTAAGAATTAATAACAAAAGAAAAAAACTAACAAGATAATGGCTGAAGAAAAAATTATATTTAAGGTTGTAGCTGACTACGATAAAGCTATAAAAGAATGGGGAGAGTTAAGAGATAAGGTTGCATCTACTACTAAAGAGTATAAAGAGTGCCAAATAGAAATAAATAAGCTAAAATTAGCTAAAGGAGAACTTACGGGGGAAACCTTTAAAACTAAAGAATCCTTACAGAAAGAAAAAGAAGTTCTAAGGCAGTCTAATGCTGAATACAAGAGAAGACAGAAAGAGTTAAATAATACGTTTAAATCTCAATCAAAACAAGAGAAATCAGTAAAAAGACTAACTAATTCACAGCAAAAGCAAAGTGACGCCACAGGTAGTGCTACCGCTGCTACAATGGAACTTAGTAGGGTTGTTTCTGACGCACCATACGGTATTAGAGGTATGGCGAATAACATTACTCAGCTAGTTTCTCAATTAGGCTCAGCTTCTAAAAAAGCTGGTGGTTTAGGAGCTGCCTTAAAGCTTATGGGTAGTCAGTTGCTTGGACCATTAGGTGTTGTTTTTGCGATTACTGCGGTTGTCTCTGCCTTAGATTACTTTTATGGAGCTAATAAAAAAGCTGAGGAGTCTACAAGTGATTTTAAGCAAGAAATAGAGGATTTAGCAGATTTACTAGGAAATAATTTAAACATTAATATACAAAATTATATTAATCTATTAAAGGATAAAAAGAAAATTGATGAAGAGCTGTTAAAAACAGCAGATAAGCAAAAAGAACTTGAAGATAAACTAAATGGATTTATTAAGTATAGATTGAGCTTAGAGGAGAAAAAAAGAAAATCCAAGCTAGATACAGCGGTGTTAGATGCCCAAATAAAGACCATTCAAGAGAAGGAAATAGAAATTCAATCAAAAATAACAAAAATATACGAAGAAGCTGCCACTAAAGTAAAAGAATATAATGAAAGTAAAGATGAATTAACAGAAGCAGAAAAAGGAACGGTAAAGCAGCTCGAAAAACAACAATCAGAGCTTAAAAAACATCAAAAAGTTGTATCTAAAAACAGGACTGAATGGCTTAAATGGCAAAAACAAATAGACGAGACTCAGGAAGCAATAGACACCATAACAAAAGCAGGAATAATATTAAGACCAAAAGTAGAAGCTCTTGATTTAGAAGGTCTTGCTATAGGTGTGAAAGATGTATTCAAACACAAGATTGACGTAACTTTAGCTGTTAGACCCGTGTTGCCAGACGATGCTATGCAGAAGTTAAAGTCTCAGCTTGAGAAGTATAGTGAGTATGCAGAAACAACTAAGAAGGCATTAAGCACAATAGGTGACTTTATTGATGGTGAATTTGAAAGGGAGTTAATAATAGAAAAAAACAAAACAAATTCCCTAAATAACGAGTTAAATAAAAGACTCCAAAACGAAAACTTATCTAAAGACCAAAGACAGGCTATACAGAATCAAATAGCTCAAAATGATGAAAAACTAAGGGTGAAACAAGAAAAGATAGCTCGAAAGCAATTTATGATTCAGAAAGCTTTTAAAATAGGTATGGCTTTAGCAGATACAGCTTCATCTGCATTAAAAGCATACGCTTCTCAATTATCAATACCTACGCCAGATGCACCCGCAAGAGCCGCACTTGCAGCAAAAGTAGCTACAGGTTTTGGATTAGCACAAGTAGCCATGATTGCGAGAACAAAATTTCAATCCTCTGCTGGTAGTTCGCCAAGACAAGCTGTAGATAGTAGCTCTAGTGGTGGAAGTTCTCGCTCAGAGCCTTCATTCAACATAGTAGGAAGGTCTAAAGATAATTTAATACTAAGTGCTATACAATCACAATTTGATAAGCCTTTAAAAGCTTATGTTGTAGCGAGAGACGTTACTAACCAACAGCAATTAGATGGTGTTATTTCAGCATCAGCAAGTACCTAAAATAAAACAATTACAACAAAAAAGGTTAACATAATATAAAAGAACTAATATGAAAGATTTAGATATAATAGAGTTGTTTATTGATGATACTAAAGAGGATGATGGTATTGAAGCAATATCTTTGGTAGAATTTCCTGCCATTGAAGAAAATTTCATAGCCCTTAGTAAGCATAAGATAGACTTTAAGACAGTAGATGCTGATAAAAGAATTATAGTAGGTTTAGCTCTAGTTCCTGACAAGAAGATTTATAGACGTAAAAAAGATTATGAATACAATGTCATCTTTTCAAAAGAGACTGTAAGAAAAGCATCCGAACTATACTTAAAACGTCTTAAATTAAATAACACTACACTAGAGCATGATGAGCAAATGACTACAGGTGTTTCGGTTATAGAGTCATGGATAGTTGAAGAGCCTGAAATGGATAAAACCTCTTTATATGGATTAAATGCTGTAAAAGGTGCTTGGGCAGTTACTATGAAGATAGATAATGATGAAGTATGGGAAGATGTTAAGGCAGGTAAATACTTAGGACTTAGTATTGAAGGTATGTTTAGCGATAGCAGTGAAGATATTGAGGAGATTGAGGCTTCTAATGTATTAGAGGAGCTTAAAAAGCTATTATCATAATGAGTAGAGCTGTTTACTGTTACTGTAAGAACACTTATTCAATAGAGTGTGATAAAGGAAAGAATAAAAGATGTAATGCACCAAACTATTGGAAGCAAGGCATAGGAAACATAAGTAATACTGCAGAAGAAGATTAAAACACGACAGTACATTTATAAATAGTTATATTAATATAAACCAATAAGTATGAAAGCAACAGAAATCCTTAACAATGTTAAAGAGCTTTTAAATCTATCTAAAGTAGAGGAAAAAATCGAAGACACTGTAGTTGAAGAAAAAGTAGAATTATCTACCGAAGAAACAACAGAAGAAGTTATAGAGGAAGTTAGTGAAGTATTACTTGCTGAAGAAGAGGTTGTAAAGCCTACAGAAGAGGTTGCAGGAGCACCAATGATGTATGTAACACCTGAAGAATTATCAGCAGTTAAAACTGAATTACTTTCGATGATTAAAGCATTAATCGAGGATAAGCCAATGGGAGACGTAAAAGAAGTTCCTCAAGAGTTATCAAAACAAGAAGAAGTTGAATTATCTGAAGATGTAGAAGAAGTTGTACACTCACCAGAAAGCTCAATTGAAACTAAAAAAAGTTTATTATCAAACCGTAACAAACCTATGACTACTGAGCAAAGAGTTAATAGTATGTTATTCAACTAAAATTAAATAAAAATGGCTACTACTACAAACATTACTACTACTTATGCTGGTGAAAGTGCAGGAAAATACATTTCTGCTGCTTTATTATCAGGTAACACAATTGCAAATGGTGGATTAACTATCAGACCAAATGTAAAATTTAAAGAGATTGTAAAAAGATTGGAATTAGATGGAATCGTAAAAGATGGTTCTTGTGATTTCGCTGATACATCAACTTTAACCCTTACTGAAAGAGTTATTGAACCAAAAGAATTACAAGTCAACTTAGAACTATGTAAGAAAGATTTCCGTTCTGATTGGGATGCAATCCAAATGGGATATTCTGCATTTGATAACTTACCTTCTTCTTTCCAAGATTACTTAATCTCTTATGTTGCTTCTAAAGTAGCACAAAAGAATGAGAATACAATTTGGCAAGGTGCTGATGCTAACGATGGTGAATATGCAGGTTTTTCTGAATTATTAGCTGCTGATGCAGATGCTGTTGTAAGTCAAACAATCGCAGGTACTGTAGTAACAGCTGAAAATGTTGTTGATGAATTAGGAAAGATTGTAGATGCTATTCCTTCTGCACTATACGGAAGAGAAGATTTACATATTTACGTTTCACAAAACATCTTTAGAGCTTACAAGAGAAGTTTAGGTGGATTTGCTGCTGGAGGACAAGGTGCTGCAGGTGTAGGTTCAATGGGAAATAATCAAGATGTAAATGTTTTATACTTTGACGGTGTAAAGGTATTTATGGCTAACGGATTAGCTTCTAACGTAGCTGTATCAACTACTAAAGATAACTTATGGTTTGCTACAGGTTTATTATCTGATGCACAAGAGGTTAAAATTTTGGACATGGAAAACCTAGACGGTTCTCAAAATGTTCGTGTGATAATGAGGTACACAGCTGCTGTACAGTACGGAGTTATTGAAGATATCGTAACATACGGAATCTAGTAACAATTAAATAAATACAAAAAAGGGTAGGTGGTTAATCTGCTTACCCTTTTTTATTAACTAATAATAAAATATAATAATATGGCTTGTGATATTAACTTAGGTAGATTAGAACCTTGTAAAGACAGTGTTGGTGGTATCAATGCGGTTTACTTTGTGAACTACGGAACTATGGGATTGATTACTCCTAACTCAACGGATGCAGATGTAATTGATAACGTAGCAGGTTCGCCTTATGCGTACAAATATGAGGTTAGAGGAAACTCTACCTACACAGAGAGCATTCAATCAAGTAGAGAGAATGGAACTACTGCTTTTGAGCAAGTGTTAGAGTTGACACTTAAAAAACTAACCAAAGAAGACCATAATACGATTAAATTATTATCTTTTGGTAGACCAAATATTCTAATAGAAGATAACAACGGAAACGTATTTTTAGCTGGACTACAACACGGGTGTGATGTTACAGGTGGTACTATCGTTACAGGTGGTGCTATGGCTGATATGTCAGGATATACTTTAAGCTTTACAGGTATGGAAAAAGTTCCTGCTAATTTCTTAAACAAAACATCCGAAGCTGAATCTGGAGAAGTTACTCTTGGAGTAGCAGGATTTACTGTCGTGGCAGTTTAACAATAATTATTGATTTTTAATTTATTAACCCTGCTCTAGCGAGTGGGGTTTTTGATTAAATAAAACAAAATAATATTATTTAGTTATCATAGTATGTTAATATTAAACCCAACATCTGAAGAAAGTTCAATAAAGATTCTGCCAAGAGGCTTAGATGTGTCTGGTGAAATATCTATAAAGCTTAGAAGGGATGGGGATGGTCTTAGTGAGCGTATATATAATATTGCTATAACGGCAGATTCAACACTATACACTGCAGATTCAATAGAAATAACTGCCGATAGAACAAGTGAGGTAGTGAAGGCTACCATTAGTGGTGGATTTGTTATTATTACATTTTCTTCAGAAATACTTGAGGAAGACTCTACATACTATTTGGAAATAGATAAAAATGGGGAATTGTGGTATAGAGATAAGATTTATGTAACTTCTAGAACAGCCTCAGAAAGAGCAAAAGAAAAACACGTTATTGGAAACAATACTATATATAACACGTATGATAAGACAGACGATAATACATATATAATATAATGAAAAAGAACAATATTAAAAAAGAGTATAAGGATAGCATTAGAATTGTAAATATGGCTTCTTATAATACTCCAGAAATCAAAGAGGTCCATAATAAAGATTGGGTATCTTTTGGTAATAATAATGACTATTTCGACAACTTAATTGAAAGATATTTAGATAGCCCTACTAACGGTAGATGTGTTAATGGTATTGTTGATATGATTTACGGAAGAGGCTTAGAGTCTACTAATTCTGAGACATTTCCTGAGCATTATGTTTATATGAAAAAGTTACTTAGACCTAGAGAAGTCAAGAGACTTGTGAATGATTATAAATTATTAGGTCAAGGTGCTATGCAACTAACCTACAACAAGGCTAAGACAAAGATATTAAAGGTATCTCATTTCCCTATGGAGACACTTAGAGCCGAGAAAGCAACTAACGGGAAGATAAAGGCATACTACTACCATCCAAAATGGAAAGACTGCAAAACTTCTGACAACCCTAAAAGAATACCTACTTTTGGAAATGGAAGTAAGTCTCAAGTTAATGAGCTGTATGTATTTAAACCATATAGGAGTGGTTTTTACTACTATGCCACCGTTGACTATCAAGCGTGTTTGCAATATGCTGAATTAGAGTCAGAAGTATCAAACTATCACATATCAAATATACAAAACGGATTACAACCAAGTTTATTTGTAAATTTTAATAACGGAGTTCCAAACGAGGAAACTCAGAACGCTATTGAGAATAAGATAAATGATAAGTTTTCAGGAAGCTCTCAGAGTGGAAAAGCAATTATAGCATTTAATGAAAGTGCTGAAACAAAAGCAGACATAGAGGCTATACACTTACCTGATGCTCATGCACAATATCAATTTCTTTCAGACGAAGCAAGGGAGAAGATTATGTTAGGTCACGGTATTGTATCTCCAATATTACTAGGTATTAAAGATAACACAGGATTTGGTAACAATGCAGAGGAATTAAGAACAGCATCTGTTTTGATGGATAATGTTATTATAAGACCTTTACAGGATGGTGTTATTTACGGTTTAACAGAGATACTTGAGTTTAATAAGATATTTCAAGACTTGTACTTTGTAACTCTACAGCCTATTGAATTTACAGAGTTAGAAAATATATCTACTAAAGTAAGAAAAGAAGAAGAGACAGGAGAGAAGCTTTCTTCAGAAAAAGAAGCAGAAGACTTTTCAGATGAAGATGGTGATGACTTATATAGTCAATTAGAAGGCTTAGGAGAGGTTTTAAGTGATGATTGGGAGTTAATCCATAGTGAAGTATATGAAGAGGAGATTGAGTCCGTTAAAATGGCTGAAATAAAGTATTCAGACAAGTCCTCATCAGAAGACAATGATATTTACAAAATAAGATATGCATACTCTCCTGAAAGAAAGTCACAAGGAAGTAGAAGTTTTTGCAAGAAAATGGAAACCTTAACAGGTAGAAAGATTGTGTTTAGGAAAGAAGATATAAACATGATGTCTTTTAGAGGTGTTAATAAGGAGCTAGGTCATAATAGAAACAACTATTCTCTGTTAAAATTTAAAGGAGGAAAGAATTGTCACCATTATTGGGAATTACAGGTGTATAAGAAATCTAGCGGTAAAAAGGTAAATGAAGACACCGCTTACGGTAAAGGTCTTGACAAGCCTACTAATCCTTCAGAAATTACAGAAAGAATGATAGATAGAGCAGATAAAGGGGCATACCCAAGTGTGTTAAGTAGAATTAAAAAAATCATAGGGATATAATGAAGGCGCTTTTTATAACAGTAAGGGATTTAAAGGCAAAGTCAATAATTAGTGGAAACACAGATGCTGACAAGTTAATTCACTATATCGAGGTTGCTCAAGATATTCATATTCAAAACTACTTAGGCGGGAGTTTGTACGATAAGATGCAAGAGTTAATAATATCAGGAGACATAAACCTTGAGGCTAATTCAAAGTACAAGACTCTTAGAGACTCTTATATAAAACCTATGCTAATTTGGTTTACACAAGCAGAATACTTACCATTTGCTATGTTTAAAATAGATAATGGTGGCGTTGCAAAGCATAGGGGTGAAGAATCTGAGTCGGTAAACTTTAGTGATGTAGATAGAATGATGAGTAAGATAAACGATAGGGCTGAGTTTTACACAAGAAGATTTTTAGACTATATCTGTAACAACAGCAACTTATATCCAGAGTATAGTAATAATAATAATGGCGATATGTACCCTGATAAGGATGCAGATAGTTTTACAGGATGGGTTTTATAATGGAAGCAAAGAAAAGAAAGACATATAAAACAAAAAAGGTTAACATTATAAAGCTATATGCTTTTTATAAAGAAATAAATAAAGAAAATAAACATGGCAATAAATCCAAGTAATTTAATTAACGTAGGTACAAGCCCTAATGATGGTCAAGGAGATGTTTTATTAGATGCATTTATTAAGACTAATAACTTAGCTATAGATTTAGATGAAAGAATAATTGCTAACCAAGACAGCTCGTTAGATAATACTAACGCTCTTTTACAAGAAGTCTCTGATAGAGAAGTTGCAGACACTACTTTACAAGATAACATTGATAGTTTAGATGGAAGGGTTGTTTTAAATGATGTGAAAGTTGGTATTACCACCGCTCAATCTAATGAAATAATAGCTAATAATTCTAAAGCAGGTATCACAACTCAACAAGCGGGTGATATTTCTCTAAACAATGTAAAAGTTGGTATTACTACTTCGCAAACAAATGAGATTATTGCAAACAATTTAAAGATTGGTTATACTGAGGATTTAGTTTCATCTAATACAAATGTAGTTGCTAATACTTCAAAGGTTGGAATAACAACTACTCAAGCAAGTAATATTGTTACTAACAACGGAAAGGTTGGAATATCTATTCAACAAGCGAATGATATTGTTACTAATAATGGCAAGGTAGGTATTACAACTTCACAAGCAAACGAAATAATAGCTAACAACGCAAAGGTTTCAGATATAAACCACGTTACAATAGAGTTACCAAACGTAGACAATACAAGTGATGTTAATAAACCTATATCAATTGCTGCTCAATCTGCTTTAGATTTAAAAGTTGATACAACAGAAAACGAATTAAATACTGAAAATATATTTAAATCAGTAAGTTTTGCAATGGATTATTCTGATAGGGTTAGAGATGATAGTGGAACTATTGAAAGCAGAGAATGCGTAATGAATGAATATTTAAAAATTATAAAATAATGGCAATTATACCAAAATTAGCAATGATACCTTCAGGGTATAAAGATGGTAAACTCTATTCAGTATTACCTTCAGACGGAGTAGGAGATTTTGACGTTACAAGGGGTTCTAATGCAACAAGAATTAATAAAAATGGCTTAATAGAAACAGTAACAGGTAACACACCAAGATTAGATTATCCTTTAATTGATGGCGTTGTAAGTGGTTGTCCGAGTTTGTTGTTAGAGCCTGGAAAAACTAACCAATTACAAAGAAGTCAAGAATTAGAAAATGCTTATTGGATAAATAATGGAGTTACTATAACTTCAAATAATACAATTTCACCTGATGGCACACTAAACGCTGATTTATTAACTGGAGTTAGTGGTGGATTTGGAGTTGTTAGATTTAGTACTTGGACTGCTACAAATAAAGTTGCGAGTTGTTTTGCTAAAAAAGGGAGTACAAGTGCATTTAAAATTACAAATGGTTCTTTAAGTTATATAGGAGTTGCTTTTAATTTAGAAAATGGAACTGTAACAAATGAAGATAGTGGATTTGAGGGTTCGATTGAAGACTACGGAAATGGTTGGTATAGATGTACTGCTATTGATACTTTAGGTAGAAATGGAACTTTTTCTTTAAATGTTACATCAGCAAGTGAAAGTGTTTACCTTTGGGGTGCTCAATTAGAGTCTGACTACAAAACAAGTTATATTCCAACCACAACATCAGTAGTAACCCGTTTTGCAGATACTGCTAACAATGCGGGTAATGCTTCTACGTTTAACGATTCAGAGGGTGTTTTGATGGTGGATATTAGTGCTTTGGCTAATGAAAGTACATTCAGGGGTATATCTTTAAATGATGGGAGTACGTCAAATATGGTTTTAATTTACTTTACTACTACGCCTAATAATATCTTAATATATACTACTTCTAGTGGTATTCAATCTAACTTAACTCATACTGTTTCAGATTTAACAGAATTTACAAAAATAGCTATAAGATGGTCTTTAAATAACGTTAGCTTATGGATAAATGGGGTTAAGGTCGGAGAGGATTTAACAGCAATTAGCCCTGTTGGAATGAATAAAATAGCTTTTGATAGTGGGACTGGTGTTGAGAATATGTATAGTAAAGTCAAACAGCTACAATACTACAACACCGCTTTAACAGCTTTAGAATTAGAAACATTAACATCTTACACTTCATTTAACGCTATGGCTTTAGCAAAAAACTATAAAATACAATAATATGGCAAATACAATGAAGTTCGGAAACGGACAATGGGCAACCAAAGAAGATTCAATATTAGCATACAATGATGAGAACGCAAACTTTAAGCCTTTGCCATTTGTAACTTCAAGAGCAAGTACTGCTACGAGAGTAAATAAAGCGGGATTATTAGAAACAGTTGCAAGTGGTATTCCAAGAGTAGACTATTTATCAAACACAAGTGGAGCGTATCTATTAGAGCCAATTTCAACTAATTTAATTACTCAATCGGAAGCGTTTGGTAACAGTTATTGGACAAAGAGTGGTGCTAGTATTAAGGGAGATACTAATAATACATTATCTGAAAAAGTTGTAAATGGAGATTTTGCAACAAATTTAAGTGGGTGGACAAATACGGCGGGTGTTACTTGGAACTCAGGAAATGCAAAATATAACGGAAGTAGCGGGGATTTTTATCAAGGAGGGTATGAATTAGGTAAAATATATTTAGTAACTCTAGACTACACTAGGATTAGTGGTCAATTAAATGTAAATATAGGGTCTGCATCAAACCCTATAAGTACGGGTAGCGGGGGGTCGTTATCAATACAGGTAAACAGCTTCGGTTCTACAAATTTTAACTTAGCATCCATATCATTTGTTGGAACAGTAGACAACGTTTCAGTTAAAGAAGTACAAGGTTTTTCAGCACCAAGTGTAGATAATCCTACAAGTGCTTTTAAGTTGGTTGAAGATACGAGTACAGGAACTCATTATGTTCTTGCGAACAACTCTACTATATCAGGCGAAGACTATACTCAGTCTGTGTACGTAAAGCCTGATGGGAGGTTTTTACAGATGACAGGCTCAACGGGTTTTGCATCATCTTATATAAACTACGACTTAGACAGCGGAACAATGCATTTAACAGGTGCGGGAACAGCTACGGGAACAATTACGTTGTTGTCAAATGGTTTTTATAGATGTACATATACGGACGAATCAACATTGACAGGAGTAGGCTCAAGGATTATAGTAGTGTTATCAAGTTCTTTTACGTCTTCAAGATTGCCATCCTACACAGGAGATGGAACTTCGGGAGTTTACATATTCGGAGCACAATTAGAACAAAAATCTCACTCTACTTCGTACATACCAACACAAGGTGGTATAGAAACGAGGTTTGCTGATACTGCAAGTCAAACAGTACCTGATGGTGTTATAAATTCAGTAGAGGGTACAATGTTTGTAGAGATGGCTGCTTTAGCAAATGATTTATCGGAGAGATGGTTTACAATACAAGAAAGTGCAAGTACTTTCGATAATCAAATTAATTTTAGATATTCCGCAACAACTAACTTAATACAAATAGTTTCAAGGGCGGCAGGATTAGGTCAAGATGTTGTTTTATCATATACATTAACGGATGAAACTGATTTTAGTAAAATAGCTTTTAGATGGGCATTGAATGATTGGGCTTTAGCTGTTAATGGTGTGGTTGTAGATACGGTTGTTTCTTCTACTGCTTTTACTTCTAATAGTTTAGATTCATTTATATCTAATAGGGGTAATTCAACAAATTATTTCTATGGTAAAGTAAACAACCTACAATTATACAAAACAGCTTTAACAGACGCAGAATTAACTTCTTTAACAACAATTTAAGAGTAATATTTACCCTCGTGTAACTATCGAGGGTAAATCTTTACATAAGGAACACAATAAGATAAGAAAATTAAGAAACCTTTACATAATAACTAATAGTTATAACCAAAAGTTAATACAATAACCAATAGTAAATAATATAAAATTATGAAATTAAACGTAGCAAAATACCAATTTGATAGCAAAGAACAATATCAAGCAAAATTTGATGCTTTACATACAGAAGATGAAGAAGGAAATTTAATACCTGAATTTAGATTCGCAACAGTAGAATTAGGAAACATTGTTTTAGAACAAGAAACCTATGATGAAGATGGCGAAATACTAACAGAAGCAGTTTTATCTACTGGATGGCACGTTGACGCAGGTTGGTGGGGATTAGATGACCATCCTTACGGTTGGAAGTCTTACAAGGTAGATTTTGAAGAAGGACAAGGAATGCATTCTTTTGCAGGTGTAGATTACCAATCACATAAATTTTAATAAAAAAAGGCATACTTACTATGTAGGTGTGCCTTAAATATGCTATAAAATGAAATTAATTGATTTGAAAATATATGGATTAAATGGGTTGGCTATGGCTTTAAATTTTACTACTATTGAGTTAGGCTTAAAGATTGTTCTAACTTTAGTTGTTATTGGTTATACTGTCCAAAAGTGGTATTTAATGAATAAAAATAAATAAATATGAAGCTAACAAATAATTTTTTTAAGTCTGAATTTGAATGTAAATGTGGTTGTGATATGCCTATTTCAGTTTTAGACAATGTTAAACTGTTAGCAATACAATTACAGACCATCAGGGATTACGTAAAGCAACCTATAAAAATTAATAGTGCTTACAGATGTGAAGTACATAATAGTCTTATAGGTGGTTCTAAAAGAAGCCAACATAAATTAGGTAAGGCTTCTGATATTACTATAAATACTTTTACACCTAATGAAGTTGTTGATGTTGTAAATAATTTACTTACAAATGAGATGTTAGGTTATTTTTATATTGGAGGCATTGGTCGTTATAATACATTTACACACTTAGATATTAGAGATTATAAAGCACGTTGGGATAACAGGTCTTGACATGAATGTATTCAAGGGATTATTTCATTTTACAATGATGTTATTTGGTGCTGTAATAAGACTAGACACTATTAAATACCCTAATTTATTAATGTTAATTAACAAGATAGTCTTTGTGACTTATTTAATATACTCAACAATATGAATATAATAGGAATTATAGGTAATTTATTAGGTATAGGTAAAGACTATTTATCTAATAGGTCTAAGCTAAAGCAAATAAAACTTGAACAAGAATTTGCTATTATAGAAGCACAAACAAAAGCTAATGTAGATAGAATTTTATCTAATACTGATTCAGACAATCAAATAGACTTAATTACTGCACAAGATAAAAAACATAGTTTTAAAGATGAAGTTGTAACTTATTTATTCTTAACACCTGTTTTCATTGCTACTATTACACCTTTTATTATAGCGGTTAAAGAAAGCAACTTTATAAACCTTTCAGAAGATATTAGGATTTCATACGAAAACTTAAACCAATTACCTGATTGGTATAAATATGTTTTAGGTGCTATTGTTATAGATGTACTTGGGTTTAGGTCTTTTGCAAGAAAGATAGTAGATAAATATATTAAATAGTTCTTTGTCCAAATTTCAGTTATGGAATACTTTCCTTTAGACTCAATTCAGAATTCCTCTGCTGATTTCCTAAACCTAATAATACCTCTACAATAAACACAACTGCTGATACAGTTTACAGATGCACAGGATATGAGCGTAATGCCATAGTATGCGGTGAAACAGATTAGTCTGCGTTTATCTTCAAGCAAAGAACTTATTAATAATACAAATATACAATTATTAAACAGATAAAACACTATTAAATATAATTATTATATCACACCTTTACTCTTTTTGATACTGTATCTTTAATTTGCTTAATAAAAGCATATTGACCTAAAGTTAATTTTTTACTACACATTATAGATTTAATTTTCCTTACCTCATTAGAGGTAATAGGTACTCCTGAATCTATCCATTTCATTAGTTTTGATTGCTTTTGTGGAGTCATACTAAGGTTTATTAAATCATTACCTACTAAAGCTATGTGATTATTTCTACTTTTCTTTTGTATTTGATTATTAATAATATTTTTTCTTATAGAGTTAATAGTTTTTTTAGTTTCTAAATTAATAGTTTTATTTCTATTTGTACCATATTCAGTTACTGGTTTGCTATACATAAATTCACCTTTCTCTTTCATAGAATACTTAATATACTTACAGTTGGTAAGTAATCTAGTTGATTTCCATTTATTGAAAGCATCAATAGATTTATATTCACTAACAAATTCGCTTTGATTATTATTTGTTTGTAGTAAAATTTTAAATGTTGTCATAATTGTTTGTTTTTAATAATAGTTAATAATAAAGCAGGAGCCACTGCATAGCAAAGGTAGTAAAAAAAAACTATAACAAAAAAAATAAGTTATTAACATTTATTATAATTAAATTATAGTGTAATATGAAACAATGTTATATATATTTGTATATGCCTTTAAGAAAAGTTCATAAGAGGAAAGAAAATAGTTTCTCATTACATAGCGTAGAATATACAGACACTTATACTAAGGAGATGGATGAAGAGGGATTGAAGGTGCTTAAATGGAGTATGTTCGATAGTCCAGACACTTTAGGAAGTGGTAAGTACTTCATGGAGAGTGAGCCTGTCTTTATTCTAGATGAAGTGTTTAGAAAAGAAAGATTATCAGGTTTTATTATTCAAGGCTATGTAAGTAAGAGTTATGCTGATAAATTAGCTATACCAAGTAATAGTGGTCACAGAGTGGGTAAGTCTGTTAAGTTTAGGTGCATTAACTCATCTAAGAGACTGAAGCTTATAAGAGGACTTATACAGTATGGTATAGAAAGAATACAAGTATCGGATGAATTTATATATTTTGATACTGATAATTATTTAAAAGAGCCAAGTTTTATTTGTTTTTAATTTGTTTTTATTTTGTTTTTAGAGAGGTAGGTTATAAAGCTTACCTCTTTTTTTGCTTAATATGTTAAAGAAATGTTAAATTTTGTTAAAGTACTTTCACAATCCAATTAAAAGACTATCTTTGTAGGGAACAAATTAAACAAATATAAATTATGGAAGAATCAGATTGTTGTGGTGCTGAAAGATGGTACGAAACAGACCTTTGTAGTGATTGTAAAGAGCATACAGGGTTTAACGAAATAGAAGAATAATTATGAATTTAAGCGAAGAGACTTGGAGTCAGTTAAAAGAGGAAATAGAAACCTCTGTTAGTAAAGACCCTAACATAACTGATGTTATAGTTAACTACCAACTAAAAGAAAATAATGGTACAAAAAACATTCTAACCTATAGTGTAAAAATAGAAGATTAATATGAAAGACTTAGTAGACTATAAGAATTACAGAATAGATGCTTTACAGAAAAAAGTATTTGAGTTAGAGCAAAAGACATCAACACTAGAGACTTACATATTCGAGTTGACAGATAAGGATTGCCCAGAGGAATATAAAAACATAGTAAAGAACGAATTATTAAAAACAGAGTAAATTATGACAATTTTAGAAAAATTACAAGAGATTCAAACAACCTTAAAGGTTACCAAGAATCAAACAAATGCTTTTGGTAAGTACAAGTATCGTTCAGCAGAAGACATCTTAGAAGCGCTAAAACCTCTTGAAGATAGATACAAGGTAGTGTTTAAGATTACAGACACATTAGAAGAGGTTGCTGGACACGTTTACGTAAACTCAGAGGCTAAGATAATTGATACAGAATCTATAGACAGAGAGAGTTCAGTATCTTCTTTCGCACAAGCTATTATAGACTTTACCGCAAAGGGTATGCAAATGCCACAGAGAACAGGTGCAGCAAGTAGTTATGCTAAGAAGTATGCTTTAGGTAACTTGTTGTTAATAGATGATAATAAAGATAGTGATGCTACCAACACACACGGTAAAACGACTCAAACAGTAGTTAAGCCAATATTAAAGATAGGTACTCCTGAATTTAATAAAGTATCTGAGTTCATTGCTAAAGGAGGAGAGATGAGCAAGGTAAAGCTAAAGTATGAGCTTCCATTAAATGTAGAGAAAGCATTAAAATTTTAATAAGTAACAAATAAAAACAAAATAAAATGAGAACACAAATTGAACAAGTATTTACTGGTACAAGGCAATCAGTCAGAAAAACAAGCATTTCGGTTGAACTAGTTAAAGTTACTCCTTCGTTAGCTGAAAACTATTTAAAATTCAATCCTATTAACAGAAAGGTTAGTCTGAAGAATGTAAATTTCCTAGCTAAACAAATGATAGAAGGTTTATTTATAGAAAATGGAGAAAGTATAGTATTTGATAAAAATAACATACTTAGAGATGGTCAACACAGACTGATGGCAATAATCAAATCAAGCAAGTCTTATTACATACCTGTCGTTAAAGGAGTTAGTAGTAATAGTATGGCAACCTATGATACAGGTAAGAACAGAAGTGCATCAGATGTTTTATCTATAGAAGGGTTTAAAAGCTCCTCAACGGTTTCCGCTTTAATAAAGCAGATAGATAAATATTGCAAAAGGAGTAGTAAGAGTGCATTTAATGGTTCAACAAATAGAGTAGAAGCATTATCTAACCAGCAGGTACTAGATAACTGTAAAGATAATTACGATTGGTTGATTGGAATAGTAAATAATTCAGCTAATATTTACAGTAAATGCAACTTAAAAACCCTAAGTGTAACTAATATATCTTTAATAGCTTATATTGTTGGAGGGGAAAACCCTAGTAAAGAGGTTTATTCTTTTATAAAGCATATTATTGGAGTTTCAAGAACGGAGGAAACAGCTACAAGCTACCTATACAGTAAGCTTTACAACTCTAAAACAAACAGCGAGCCATTAAATTTTTATTGGATATTAGGAATGTCGATAAAAGCATGGAACTACTACTCGGAAGGAAACCCTTCTGTTAGGTACTATAAATTCCAAACAAATCAAGAATTACCAAAAATTAATCAATAATAACAATTAAATCAGAAATTATGAGTAATCAATTAACAGGAACAATTAAATTAATCGGAGAAAAGCAAACATTTGACTCTGGATTCCAAAAAGTAGAATTTGTATTAACAACTCTTGACGAGAAGTACCCGCAAGATGTTAAATTTGAGATTGTACAAGACAAGGTAGACGACTTCTTAAAGTACAATAAAGTAGGAGCTTCTGTAGACGTAGATTTCAATGTTAGAGGTAACGAATACAAAGGAAAGTATTATGTTAGTCTTTCAGCTTGGAAGGTGTTTAAATCGGATGCTAACAAACCTGCAACGGACATTGGTGTTCCGCAAGAGGAGTTGTCGGACTTACCATTTTAATTAATCAGGGAGGTTTAATAGCCTCCCTTTTTTTATCTATTAAAAACAACAAAAACAAAACAAATGACAGAAGAAGAATTACAAGCACAGAATGACCACTTAATGTATATGCAATCCATAGAAGAGGAATGTAATATAGATATAAATAAAAAGATAGAGCATCCTCCTGTAGCTATTAGCTATAATACTAATGAAGTTAATACAAAGAACGGTGTTAAGAGTTACCCTACCGCTATGTGTACCTATGGTAACTTCAGTTTTATACAAGCTCCTCCTAAATCAATGAAGACATTCTTTGTTAGTTTATTAGGTTCAGCATTTTGCAATCCTAAAGGCAATCACACTAAAGGTATGAACTCTTTTAGAAATAACAAGCACTTTGTACACTTTGATACAGAACAAGGCGAATGGCACTCACAAAGGGTATTTAAAAGAATACAATGGATGAATAAAGGATTAAACTTAGACTTCTATCACACCTTTGCATTGAGAAAGATAAGTTACAATAGTAGAATAGACTTTATAGAGTACTACTTAGACTGTATGAGAGAAGAAGGTAAAGAGATTGGCTTAGTTGTTATTGATGGTGTTGCTGATTTAGTTAGTGATGCAAACAACTTAGAAGAGTCTTCAGCTATAGTTCAAAAAATAATGACATGGACCTCTGTCTATAATTGCCATATAGTAACTGTAATTCATAGTAACTTTGGTTCAGATAAGCCTACAGGACATTTAGGTAGCTTCTTAGAGAAGAAGGCAGAGACTCAAATACAATTAGAGAGAGATGAGAATAAATTCGGCTGTATAACCGTATCTTGTAAAAGGAGCAGGAATACACCATTTGATTCATTTGACTTTAAATTAGATGGAGAAGGAATGCCTACAGTGGTTAATGCTGAAGACCTTAATAGTTATTAACAATATGTATAATATAGTCTAATTTTAGTTAACTTGTTAGTATGGAAGCAAGTAAAGATTTTAGACCAAGATTAAAAGGAAATATTAAGTTAGCATACGAGAACTTAATAAAGGTAGAAGATAAGATATTAGTAATAGGTGACCTACACGAACCTTTTTGCTTAGATGGTTACCTAAGCCATTGTAAAGAGATTTACGCTAAACATAACTGTAATAAAGTTATTTTTATAGGAGATGTTATTGACAACCATTATAGCTCTTTTCATGACCCTGACCCTGACGGTATGGGAGGTGGAGATGAGCTATCTTTGGCTATAAGTAAGTTATCTAAATGGTACAAGGCGTTTCCAACTGCGGAAGTTTGTATTGGAAATCACGATAGAATAGTTACTCGTAAAGCATTTGCTTCAGGTGTTCCAAAGAGATGGATTAGAGAAATGGCAGATGTGTTAGAAACTCCTAATTGGGTTTATGATACACGTTTTGTACATAATGGTGTCCAATATATTCACGGAGAATCTGGTAGAGCTACTAAGAAAGCTAAGGATGATATGATGAGTACTGTTCAAGGACATAGACATACAGAGATGTTTACTGAATTTGTTGTAGGTGCTAATTACAAGGTTTTTGGTTGTGCTGTTGGTTGTGGCATAGATAATACTACTTACGCTATGGCTTATGGTAAGCACTTTAAAAAACCTGCTATTGGTGTTGCTGTTGTGTTTGGTGGAGAGTATGCTATTAACGAACCTATGAATTTATAATGAACTATAACAATGATTTTAAATACGACTTAAAGGTTGGTCAAGTCAAAGAAGAGGAGCTTGGCAAGATATTTAGCTCATCAACTATTGAAGTTAAGCACGACTTAAAGGCTTTATCTACAGGCAATGTTTATGTAGAGTACTTTAGTAGAGGAAAGAAGTCTGGAATATCTACATCACAATCAGATTATTATTGCTTTGCTTTTGGTGATACTTTTCATTTAATAGCTACAAAGAACTTAAAAGACAAATGTAGAAAATACATAGGGACTTCAAGGGATAAAGTAGGTGGTGACTTAAACACCTCTAAAGGCATATTACTTCCATTAAAAGAATTAATGTAATGATACATGAGATAATTTCCCCAATGCACATAATTGTGCCAAGAAGAACAAAGAAAGATAGAAGAATAGCTCTTAACTTAAACATCTACAGAAACCTACACCACTCGGTTAACGGACAATCTAAGAAGATATACACAGAGCTGATGAGAGACCAATTAGAAGGACTTATTATAAAGACTCCTGTAGAGATTACTTACAGAGTGTTTAAGCCAACCAAAAGGATTTTAGATAAGATGAATGTAATTAGCGTAGTTAGTAAGTTCTTGCTAGATGCTATTACTGAGTACGGTTGCTGGGAAGATGATAATGATAACTTCGTTAAGACAGAGACCATATTACCTACAGAGATAGATAGAAAAAACCCAAGAGTAGAAATAATAATAAAAGAGATTTAATGTTAGAAAAATTAGCAGTACACCATACGTTGTGGATTAAGATGCTTGTAAATATGGGTTGTAATGTAGAGACCGCAAAAGACTTAGTACAAGATATGTACATAAGGTTGCATAACCTCGTTAAAGACCCTAAAAAGATAATGTATGGAGATGATGTAAACAGGTATTACGTGTGGACTACATTAAGAAATATGTATTTCTCCCACCTAAGAAAATCAAACAAAAGTATATTTTATAGAATGTTAGAAAATGATGAGGTGGAGCAATTTGATTATAATGATGTAGAAGATAACGCTTTTGAAACAATATCAGCTAAAATTGATGCTGTTATTTGCGAGTGGACAGTATATGACAAAAGATTATTTGAGCTATACTTTATACAAGGGTTGTCTCTAAGAGCTATTTCAAGCGGTTCTAAGATAGGTTTGACATCAATACATAATTCCATACTAAATTATAAAGATATATTGAGAGAACATCTCTCAGAAGATTTAATAGATTATTTCAACCAAGATTTTGATAAGATATGAAAAAAGATAGTTACTACATAGAGTTAGAAAAAGAAGGTTACTATGATACCGTAGATAAGCGTTCTAAAGATTACAGAGAGTATAAGAAATGGATAAGTAAGTCTGATGGCTATAATTCTTTAAAGGATAATGTAGAGAGTCAGTCTAAAGGCTTAGGAGACACTATTGCAAAGATTACTAAAGCTACAGGAATAGAGAAAATAGTTAAGCTAATTGCTGGTGATGATTGTGGATGTGATGAGAGAAAGGAGATATTAAATAAGAAGTTTAAGTTTAAAAGTGTTAATTGTGTCTCTGAAGAGGATTACATCTACTTAACTAAATTCTTTAGCACAAAACCCTCTAAGGTTACTAACGCTCAGCAAGTTCAATTGAATAGAATACATAATTATATTTTTGGAACTAGAAAATCAGCGTCCTCTTGTGTTAGTTGTGTCGCAAAAACTGTATTAAATCTTAAAAAATACTTGCAGGTTTATAATTAGTTTTGTAGTTTTGCTTTAAATAAATAATATAAGCACATGAAACTAACACTTAGACAAAAACAAACATCATTTTGGAACAATAATATTAATCCAATAACAGGATGGGGAGAGAGTAGGAAGCAAGAAGATTACAGGTTTAAAACAGAACAAAAACTTATTAAAGAAAGGGCTATTGCCAAAAGAGATAGGTTATCAAAAAAAGAAAGTTAGGTATGAAGATTATATTTGATGCTGATAGTTTAATTTACGCTTCTTGCTTTAAAAATAAAGAAGATAGAGTAAGTAAGGAAGATATGTACGAAACTGATATCACAAAGGCTTTTGATAAGTTTTCAAGTAGTTTCGGTAAGTTGATAGAACACTTAGATGAAATAGTTCTGGTAGAAGAGGTTGTGTTTTGTAACGGCTCTAAGAATAACTTCAGAAACACCATTACAGACACTTATAAAGCTAATAGGACAGGCGAAAGACCTTTAATATTATCTGAACTACATGATGTTGTAAAGATGTCTTATAATTCATTTTATGGGGATGGAGTGGAGACTGATGATGTTGTAGCCACTTTATGGGCAGAAGAAGTTAAAAAGAATGGTGTAGATTCTGTTGCTATAATGTCATTAGATAAAGACTATAAGCAGTTTCCTTGCTGGTTTTTTGACTACCACTACAAAAGAAGGGAGCTTTATAAAATAACCCAAGAAGAAGCGGATAATAACTTCTACTCACAGATGATTATAGGCGATACTGCTGACAATATAAACTACTGCAAAGGTTTTGGTAAGTCTTATGCATTAAAGCTTCTTAAAGAGTCTAAAAATGAATACTCCTTGCTAAATAAAACATACAGGCTTTATAGTCAAATACACGGAAGTGATGCAAAAGATATGTTTAATGAAGCTAGGTCATTACTAAAACTAAAAACAGATTGCTATGAGCAAATTAGACGAGGATAATTATATTATAGAGCTGTATTTTGGCAACGCTTTGTTAGAGATACAAGACGGATTGCCTAAAGAGATATTGCAAGAGACCTTAGAATATTATGAAGAGCAAGAACTTTATTTAGCTTGTGCAGGTATAAAAAAGGCTTTAGATTGGTATGAAACACAAATGTTTACTAAGACTATGGTAAAAATAAATGAAATAATTAAGGATGATGATTTAAGCGACTTAAATTATAGTTCTTGGGATGAAGATTAACAATTAAATAAAACAAATATGAACAGTTTAGAGAAATTAATGGAGATTACAGAAGGTTTTAATGAAGAGATGGCTGAAGTTGAAAGAGAGAGAAGGATGGATATAATAGCGCAGAATGGAAATACAGGTCATCATTACGATTTGTCAAACGCTTCTAGCAATACAAAGCCTGTCTATAAGGTTACAGGAGCAGAGGAAAGAAAAGGTATGCCTGTTTACTCTGGAGTACTTACTTATTTTCCTGATGCATTGAAAGAAGTATCTAAATGTAGCTTAGCAGGACAAAAGCAACATAATCACGGAGATAAGCTATATTGGGATAAGAACAAGAGTACAGATAATGCAGATGCTTTGGTCAGGCACTTAATAGACCATAATAAGAATCCAATAGATGATGATGGTATATTACACCTTGCAAAAGTAGCTTGGAGAGCATTAGCTACATTACAAATATATTTAGACAGTAATAAATAAGACACTATTAGAACACTTATAAAGGATGGCAGTTAGCTATCCTTTTTTTTGCTTTAATTTAATTAAAATGTTAAAGTTTTGTTAAAATCTGTTAATAGATAGTTGATAAACAAAAAAGACATTGTATCTTTGGTATATAATTAAAAACAAATATTATGGCAAGATTATTTTACACAGAAAATGGATATAACAGAACAATAGTTAACTTTTACGAGTTAGTTAAAGAAACTGAATTTTTCTTAACGTTAGTTCAGGTTGGAAAGTATAATTATGATAATGGAGTAACACCAAATACAACTGAATTAAAGGGAGATAATTTTAGAGTCAAAAAAACAAATTCACTTTATAGAATTTGGAACGGACAGAATTTAAAAGAGAATAATAATTATACATACACAGGGGCATAAAAAACAAAGGGTTGTAAAAACCCCATTAAAAACAAAAAAGATGAAAAAAAGTAAACAAGACCAAGTATTATCAAACAAGGTGCACGCAGTAGTAATGTGCGTAATAGTAATAATAACAATAAATATATAATTATGAAGAAAGTATTAGGATATTTTTTAGAAGGTATTGTTTATTTTGTAATGACTGGATTAGTTGTTTATATGATACTAATGTTTTTATCAATGATTATCAAATTATTTAAAAACTAATTATGAAAGAAGAAATTAAATTAGCTATTCAATCAATCCAACCATCTTACGAAACAACAGGTAGTTATCGTTATCCTTTGCCTAATGAGGTAACTTTGTATTCTGATAGTAGTGCTTATTTAATAGATTTAAACCTTAAAGAAGGTGTCTTAAATGCGGAATTATGGCAAAGTGAGGAATGGGTTAAATTAAATGAACAAGATGTTTATTATATTTACACTTACTTAAATGGTTTGCTAGAAGAAGAAATAGAGTTAACTAAAAGGCATTACGAAGAAGAAAGATACGAAGAACAAACAACTTACTTTATAAGGTAACGGTAGGTATAAGGTTAGTTGCGTTAATAATGACAAACCAAAATAAATAAACAAAAAATAAAATGACACAAAATCAAATAAACCACTATAATAGTTTAATGAAGCAAGATGCTGAGCACAAAGAAAAAGTTATAGAAATACTAGAAACAGATTTTGGATGGAGAAACATCGAGCAAAGAGATGAATTAGTTATTGAAATGATGCAAGATACTATAGAAGCAACAAAAAAAGCATTTTCTTTAACCGATGTTGTTGCAAGTGTTTACGACAAAAAATGCAAAAAGTTTAATGAGGAAGTAGAGCGTATTAAAAAAGATGGAGGTAGTAGTGGGTATTGGTGAGTAAATATTTGTTGCCAACGACCAGTGTAAGAACTGTTGCGGATAGATATGCACAAACTATCGGATAAAAACAGAATTAATTAAATAGAAAATAAACATTAACCAAGCAGTAAATAGCAATAGATTATACACATTGTTACCTGCTTTTAAAATTACGGAAATGACAGTAAAAGACTTAATTGAAAAACTAAAAGAATTACCGCAGGATGCAAAAGTATTTCATTTGTGGGATGGCGAGCCAAGAACATCTATAAATGTAGTTTATGAAACAAAAAATGGTGCGGTAATGACCGCTGATTATGGACAAGTTTGTTATTCATCTTCTGCAAGACCAAAAGATGCACCAAATAGCGAAGAAGATAGATATTGGCAAACACAAAAAGACCCAAGAGGATATACAGAAGAAGATGAATGGGATTACTAACGTAGTAATTTTTATTGCAGGTAACACCAAGATAAGAAAGCGTTTCAATGCTTTTTATCAACTGTTGACCAACGTTTTAATGTTGGTAATTAATAATAAATAAATAAATTATGGCGTACATGAAAGAAGATTACTGCACAAAGTCAGCAGACAAATTATTAAATAAGTTTAAAGAATTAACAAGATTCAATATTACATCAACATCAAGAACTCCTGAAAACTCATTTCTAAGAGCCTTATCTTACAAGATACTTGTTGATTTGAATTACATGAATGACAGGCAGATTTCAGAGTATTTCGAATCTAAAGGTATTAAAAGACAGAGGAGTTCAATATATCACGCATTAAGTAAAATCGACTCCTATTACTTGAACTACTCAGATTTTAGGGATATTTATGATATTTACTTTGAAGATAAGGCTGAAGAAAGCAAGGTTAATAGTGAAAAAAGAGCCAAGAAGCTTAAAGCTATTGAAAATAAAGTTGTAAGAAGTAGTCCTAAAGCTATTCCTGACCTACTAAAGACCCTTGTTGATGGCATACCAGACGAAAGAAGGCAAGAAGTGTATGAAATGCTTAATCTAAGAGTTAAGTCGTGGGAGTGGAAGTCTAAAAATGAGTATGAGATAATAGAAGGTGATAACGGAGTAGGTAATAACACTTGGAATCAATAACTAAAAACAGAACACCTTAATTTAAGTTACCATAGTATGAGTAAATCAGAAGAAATAAAACCCACAGACGGAAGAAAAGGTAATTCAAGAAAGAAGTCTATACCTATCTTAGCTGCACCTGATAATGAAAGGTCCAATAAACCAGCAATGAATACGGCTAAGAAAAGCAGGAAGAAGCAGTACGCTAAGAAAGCTATTAAAAATATATTTGGTAGTGAGGTTAATGCTTTTGAGAGCTTAGCTAAGAAGGCAGAAGAAGGTAGTTATAATCACATGAAGCTACTGTTAGATTTTGCCTATGGTGACGAAAGTGAGGGCAATGTAGCTAGGGTTCAGGCTCCTGTAATAAACTTCTTTGGAGATAGCCCTGAAGGAAAAGCAATAAAAGAAAAAATAATAGACGTAACACCAAAAGAAGATGATAAATAACTTTAATATTACTACAATAATTATTGATTACATACCAAAAAATAAGCTAAACAAAGTGACTGCAAATAATATTTGCTGGTGGACTACCTGTATAGTAGGGTTAGAATTAGATAACCTAGCAGATGTTTACGTTTTTTTAGATAGAAAATTAGACTTAATAGATGAGTAGCAACATAGATATCCACAAAAAATACATACCTATTTTCAAAAACGAGAGTAGGTATTTCGTTGTTACGGGCGGAAGAGGGTCAGGAAAGTCTTTTGGTATAAATGTATTTCTACTTAATCTAACCTATCAAAAAGGACATAAGATACTTTTCTCTCGTTACACAATGATATCAGCACATACCTCTATTATACCTGAATTTATTGAGAAGATTAACTTAATGGGTGTTCACGAAGATTTTAGGATTACTAAGGATGAGATAATGAATCTAAAGACAGGTAGTAGTATCATCTTTAAAGGTATTAGAACCTCTTCAGGTAATCAAACGGCAGCATTAAAGTCTCTTAACGGTATTACAACATTTGTTGTAGATGAAGCAGAGGAATTGGTTGATGAAGGTGTGTTTGATAAAATTGATTTCTCTATACGTTCTTTGCTTAAGCAGAACAGAGTTATACTTATCTTAAATCCAACCACAAAAGAGCATTGGATATACCAAAGATTCTTCCAAAATGAGAATGTACTTCCTGCATCTAATACAGAAAAAGGAGATACAACTTATGTACATACAACATATAAAGATAATAAGAAGAATTTATCTCAATCATTTCTACAGAGGATATTTGAAATGAAGCGTAAAAGACCTGACAAGTATCAACACCAAATATTAGGTGGTTGGTTAGCTAAAGCAGAGGGTACTATTATAAGAAAATGGAGGGTTGGAGACTTTATTCCTACAGAACTCACTTGTTATGGTCAGGATTACGGATTCTCAGCCGATTTAACGACACTTGTGAAGATTTCTATAGATAAGCACTCAAGAAAGGTTTGGGTTAAGGAAATCTACGGAAAAGCCAATCTAACGACATCTGACATAGCTACTAGAAACAGAGCTGAGTGTGGTATGGATTTAATTATATCAGACAATTCAGAACCCAGACTTCTTAACGAGCTTAAAACATTGGGTATTAATATAAAACCAACCATAAAAAAGAAGGGTAGTATATTATCAGGTATTGCTCTTATGCAAGATTATGAGATAATAGTAGATAGAGGTTCTCATGGGATTATAAGAGAGCTTAACAATTATGTATGGAAAGATAAAGGTGAAGTACCTATTGATAAGTTTAATCACTTTATAGATGCTATTAGGTATGGGATGATGTATTTAATACAAGGGAAGAACTCAGGTGTTTATACAATAAGGTAGAACGTTTAATAATATAGGTAAGAGACCTGATAATTAAGTTTATCGGGTCTTCTTGTGTTTAATAACAGGGTATGTTTAATATGACCCTATGTTTAATATGACCCTATGTTTAATATGAGGGTATGTTTAATATGAGGGTATGTTTAATATGAGGGTATGTTTAATATGAGGGT